TTTCCAGACAGCACATCTCCTGCTCCTGCTGTTCCTTTTTTGGTGGCGCTTACTCCTGCATTGTAACCGCCTTTATAATTGGCGCTATCTGCATTTACTCGCCCATCAGCGGCGCTTACTCCTGCATTATAGCCACCTTTATAGTTGGCACTGTTTGCATTCACTCGGGCATCTGCATCTGTAACACCTTTATTGTATGCACCTGCACCAGATACATGTCCCTGACCATTATGATATCCTGCTGGAATTGTTACATTGCCATTCCCTGTAGTCGCTCCTGTCCATGCTCCTTTATTTGGCATTGTGCCTGTAATTAAGCTGCCTTTTACCCCAGCTTTTTTTCCGGCTAAGACATCTCCTGCCCCTGCGTCTGCTCCACTGGTATCCATATTATTGTTACTGCCTGTTATTCCTAATATTGTATTCCCCTTTACAAGCTTTGCTGCTGTAAGACCAATTAGGTTTGTTATTGTGGTGTATGCAGCATACAGATAGTTTCCTACACCGTATTTCCCTGTTGCTGGTACTTTTAACTTTATACGCTTGTTTGTTCCATCTATAGATGCCTCTGCGTTATAGTCTGCTGTACCTGTTTTATCTGCAAGGGTGCCTGTAATCTTTGTCTTAGCAGCGTTATGCGCTGTATATCCATTTAAAAGGGTTTCTGCTGTAACTGTATCTTTTGATGGATCTATTAAATCTAGCACTTTGCCTAGCAACATTTCCCATGTCTCACCTGTGGAGGCTGTAATTCCCAGGGCAGTAAGATTTTCCACAAGCTGTTTTTTCTTCTCACTGCCAAGCTGAAAAACCTCATTTATTGCACCAATAACATCTTCTGACTGAATACCTTCTGCAAATTCTGGTCCTTCTGTATTGTCATCACTTCCAAGGTATTTGTCCATTCGTGCCTGAAGAACCAAATCATTCTGCAGCAACTGCTTTGACGCTGCTGTATCATTTTCAGCACTTACCAAATCATCTTCCTCTACAATACTAATTTTATCAGAAAAGATAGGATTCTCAATGGTATAATCTCGCATGATACTCTCCTTTCCACATTTCAAAAAATATCATCTAAAACATAAGTTTGCTCCACATCATCATCTTTACCTTTTCTGGTAAAATTCTTAATACAGACAATATCATCATCTTCATCATACAATCCTACTTCGCTTATTTCTTCTCCTGCAAGTTCATCAGCACGCAAAGTGCATTCATACCTACAAGTTGTGTCTGTTGGAAAGCTGTACTTATCAATTGGTTTTCTATATAGTTCATTTGCAAGTTCTGTCTGTTTTTCAGATGGACTTATAACACTGCCATCCGCATTTATGCCCCCATTTCCAAACGCCATACCAACAATATGCGGCAGCACTGCCGCTCCTGCTCTTGCCTGCACAAGTTTCATTCTTGCTACTTTGGTTATTACAACATTTTTATTTGCACTCATTCCACCGTCTCCTTTTTATATAACGCATTATATTTCATTGTTCCATTATATCTTCGGGAACCATCATAACTCACTGCATTTCTGCGAGTTTCAATAGACATATGGTCTACAATATTGGGTGGTTCGTTTAAAACTACTCGTGTATTTATTCCATATCTTTGTAATGTATTTAACCTTTCAATAGTATATCTATGAAATATATCATACTTTACATTTATATCACAATATTGTATTAATATTTGTAATTTTTGAGCAAAACTAAAATCAGATTTCAAGTATAATTCAAATACACTCTTTATACTAACACGCAATCTATAATTTCTTTTGGCATTATATCGTAATGTGCCATTATATTTTCTTTTGGCATTGTATAAATCATCATTCCAAAAAGATAATTGTATAAGGATAAGTAATCTCTTAAATAATATATTATTCTCACTATGTACTATTTTTCCTCTATACTCTAGTTCATAATTAATCCAACCTGGTTTTATCATTGGCGCAGGATTCTCCAAATCCAGTGATAACACATTTCTTACAGAAATTCTCATATTACATGGCAGCATTCTCGATACTACATCAACGAGACTGTCAATTTGCCATTGTAATTCAACTTTTACTTTCAGATGAATTAAATAACTGTTCTTCAATATGATTGTCACAGTTCCACAAATCTCTGTAAGCTTTTGTAATAACATACGCCATGTATATGGAAGTCTTATAAACCATCCAGCCTGTACACGCGCACGGCGAATCGGAATCGTATCCTCCTTTGATGGTATAATAGATAATAATTTTTCAAATTTTGATATCCCATACTCATCAGCAGTTTCAATAAACTCATTTTTTAACACCTTTTCAGCAGCTTCCCATACAAGTATAAATTCTGGATTTTCTGCTGTCAGGGTGATATTGGTTTCTTTGTACTCTGCCATAAATGGAGGTAAATATGAAACAAGATCAACTTCTCTAATCATTCACTTATACCCCCAAGCACTGGAATTTCATATTTCCCAAGATTCAGGTTATTCCTTTTATCGTTGATTAAAGTATTTTGAACATCAACAATCCCTGGAACACTCAAAATTCGATTGTCAACCTGACTAATTCTTACTATCAGATATGAAGTATCAGCCCATTCCTTTCTTAGTTCCAAAAGATAGGCAGAAACAGCATCTTCTATAAGGTTTTGAAGATTATCCCAACCATATCCTAGTTCAAAGGTCAAGGTTGTTTTGATTGTGATCTCTTTCGTTTTTGCACTCTCTACCTTCACCACATGACCGATAGGCGCAAGCCCATAACCTTCCCCAGCATTTTCTTCTGGATCAATCATGGTCTGCACAGTCTGAATAAGAGCATCTGAAGCAGGTCCAAATTCAGAATTAATTATTGTCAAAAGTACTGTTCCTCCAACTGTTAGTTTCTTTTGCTTCCCAGCGTGAAAAACAGCATCCAGCCAGTTGCGAACATCTTCGCTAAGTGTCTCCTTAACACCGTTATACCATATTTCCACACTTTCTTTTGGTATCATATCTGTAGGAGAAATGTCAGTGTTCCATACCCTTGTTACTTTTGTTCGCCCTACTCCTGGTATGGCATTTGTCTTTTCCAAATAATCGGCTTGATTTCCGCCAAAAGCGTTTTCATCAAAAGAAGAAAAATATCTTTGCCGTAAATCTTCTGTTTCCTCTTCGTCTTCTCCTGGTATTAAAACCTCTGTCAGTTCAGCGAATTGTAACCCTTTTATATACTCCACAGGAGTCATTATTCCCAAAAACTGATTGCCAATTTTTCCGGCTGTTTCACATTCAACCTGATATTCGCCATCTGCAATTCTTCCAGTTACAATATAGTTTATATCGCCAATATTAAATCGCTTCCCCGTAACGTCAATATTCTCTGGCACAAACACTCCTTTTAATACTGTCTTTGTTGCTTTATGAGGATATATCCCCCGCTCCTTACAGCGCAAAATTAAAAATTCTCTTGAAGCGGAATCTCCATAAGCTTCTTTTAGAATAGTATCAAGCTCCAAATACAAAATCTGTAATTCGATAGCCGTAGGAGAATGGGTATCCCAAATAACTGAACCTTCCCGCTTATCAAACTTATCTGGCACACGTACAAGCATTCTTTCCAGTATAGATTCATAAGTGATATTTTCATACATTAATAATTCACCTCTCTTTCTGCCTGCACATCTCCAAAAATAGTATGTGCTATAAAAGATACACAAATAACACCTTTCTGTGAAAAATCGAACTGGAAATTGTCAACACTCTTAATGCGGTCATCCCAAAGGAGTGCTTCTGAAATACGCCGCTTTAATTCTGGGCAAACATAGGAGACAGGTTCTCCGAAAAGGTCAACAAGTTCAATTCCATAATTCCAACTATACATAATGTATTGATAACGTTCTGTCATAATAATTTTAAAAATGGACTGTTTTACTGCTTCCAATCCATCAATGTACCCGCGAATAAGATTTTCTTTCGACTGCATCTTATAAGTAAAGCTCTGCTCTTCTTTAATCTCAAAATCTCTATCCAAAAATCCAACTGTTGAAGGAATCATCATTTACCCCCTATCCGGTCAATCACAATAAACTTTTGACCTCCCTGCTGCCTGATAAGTATTACTTTTTCACCAGCTTTAAGGGCATTATATATCTGAAAAACATTCTTTTCACTTGTCCATTGGACGGATACAGTCACTGTATAGTTAGTTACATTTCTTGTCTGCTTGTGTCAAGTAAGGAATAAAAAAAATTTCATTTTATAGCGAGCCACAGACAAAGCCTGCCTATGGCTCATATTCTACCATTACTTTCTGTAAATTGAAACAGGTTTTTATGCAGTGATTTCAGTTTCAAACGGATTGCCTACTTTCCACACAATCTCTATGGCATCTGCCCCATAGACAATAACCTTATCAATCAATGCTTTTAACCTCTCCTTATCAAAGGACTCCAGAACGGAAAGCTCTGCCAGTTCTGTGTCCGGTATTTCCTCCGGCTTTGATACTGTCTGCATACTGTTCAGTTCTGCTTGTGCTTCACTTTTGATCTGTTCCAGTTCTTCCATTCTTGCCTTGCCCTTTTCAATGCGGGCAACATAATCCTCTCTGGTGATTGTTCCGGCTTTATACTGTTCATACAGACGAACCTTTGTGTCCTTCCATCGTGCCATTTCCTTTGTACTGTCAGCAACCGTTGTCTCTAAAACTGTTTTGCGGTCATTCTTCTGAACCTTTTTGCGGATATTCCTTGCTTCTATCAGCATAGCCGCCATTCCCCTTACCTGACACAAAACAGCATCTTCAAGCTCTTTTATCCTGACGTTTACCCTTTGACAGTCATTCTCTAACTGTTGTGTGCCAGTTCTGCAATAATATTTGTCGTTTGTCCTGTTCCTGTGTTTCAGGGTTTTTCCACAGTACCCACAGATAAAGAAAAGATTTTTCTTCCCCACCGTTCTTCCGCTCATATCCAGACCGACGATATTTGCATTTGCCTTGTCAAAAAGCTCTTTAGACACAAGAGCTTCGTGCTGGTTCTCTACGACAATCCATGTTTCCCTCGGCTGCTCTACCCGTTTTTTGTCGGTATCCATTCCGCATTTTGCCCTGTTCCAGAACATTGTGCCAAGATACGTTTCATTTGTAATAATGTCCTTTACCGCAGTGTTATCCCACTTTTTTATCTTTACATGCGGCTGTTTATCAGGAAAGTTGTCTCCTTTTAACTTGTGGTACAGATACCTTGTTGGTATCTCTGCCTCGTTGAGCTGCCTTGCGATTTCTGAATGGTTTATTCCGTCAGCAGCCATGTGAAAGATTTTACGGACAACCCAAGCTACGTTTTCGTCAATCAGCAGTTCGTGCTTATCTTCCGGGTTCTTCCTGTACCCATATGGCGCATACTGTCCGATGAACTCGCCGTTCCTCGCCCTTATATTCCTTGCCGAGCGGACTTTCTTTGACAAGTCCGCACTGTACATTCCATATACAAGGTTCTTCAATGCAACGCTCATACCGCCTGTTGTCCCGAATTTGTCGCTGCTGTCGTAATTGTCATTCACAGACACAAACCGTATCTGCAAGATAGGGAAGATATATTCCAGATACCGCCCTACTTCAAGATAATCCCTGCCAAAACGGGAGAAGTCCTTGACAATGATCATATTAATGTTTCCGCTTTTTGCAGCTTCAATCAGCGCCTGCACTCCCGGTCTGTTGAAATCAGTGCCGGAAAATCCATCATCACAAAATTCTGTGATACTGTATGACTGCCCCTGCATAAGTTCCTCTACATGCTTTGTAAGGAGTACCCTCTGCGCCGAAATGCTGTTGCTTTCTTCGTTCTTCTCTTTGTTTGTGTCCTCATTGGAAAGGCGGAGATACATGCCGATCATAACCGTATCCATTTAAACCGCCTCTCTTTCCGCACTCAGGCTTTTCAGGTCATTCAATATATCCTCATATATCAAATGTACCTCTATCCTTAAATTATCGTGTACCACAACCTTATCCACAAACGCTTCAGCCATTTCTTTTGTGAGTTTACGCTTATTAAGGTACTTGTCAATTACCGCTTTCCAGTCCTCGTCAATGTGGTAGTCACTGGCAAATTTCGCCTGCGCCTTTAACATTTCATCAAGCCTTGCAGACAGTTCTTTGATTTTTGCGGCATATTGCTCACTGATCTGCACATATTGTTCCTCGTCAATGAGCTTATCCCTGTAATCTTCAAAGATGCCTGCCTTGACCTCTGTTGTCTTTTGCAGTTCTTTTCTAATCCTGTCTGCTTCTTTTCCGTAAATATCGTACTTTTTCAGGTTTTCCGTTTTGGCATTCATCCGCCTTACTGTTTCCTCTGCATCAATGCAGGCTCTCATGTGTTCACGGATTTCATTGAATACAGCATTGTTGACCGCATCCGCTGATATTTTATGACTGGTACATTCATTCCTTGCTGTATCGAGATACGTCTTGCATCTGTATGTCCTGTTTGTGTGGTTCTTGTTCTCTGTGCGAAAACCCATAACTTTTCCACAGTCCGCACATACAATCCTTTTTCCCAACAGATTGAACTGGGCATGGTTAAAACCATTCTCACCATGTGTACCATGATAGTTTTGCACATTCTTATCAAGCATTTCCTGCACTCTGTTGAAGTCCTCTCTGCTGATAAGCGGTTCATGCGTATCACGGATAATTACCCACTGATCCGCTGGCTGTTTTACCTTGCCGACATTTTCCAGCTTTGAGCGTTTCTGCTTGTTATGGACATAATCCCCTGCATAAACTTCACTGGTAAGAATATGCCTGACCGTAGTGCTTCTCCAGTCTGTCATATCCTCTTTGCCAATCTGTCCCCCTCTTTTTACTTTCTTATAGGAAGAAGGATTCAGCACTTCCCTTGATAATGTTCTGCTGATTTCTTTCAGGGAACTTCCGGCAAGGAACATCTGGTATATCCTCACAACAATATCCCTTGTTTCAGGATCGGGTATAAGATGCTTGCCTTCCTTTAAATATCCATAAGGTACTTTGCCCGCACAAAATTCCCCGTTGCTCCACTTTGCCTTGTATGCCGACTTCATTTTGTCAGATAAGTCTTTCACATACATCTCATTTACCATATTTTTCAGCGGCATCAGCAGTTCTTCGCCGGACTTGTTGGAATCGTAACCGTCAGTGACCGCTATGAACCTCACATCAAAGAACGGGAACACCCTTTCAATGTAGTTGCCCGTCTCGACATAGTTCCTGCCAAGCCTTGACAAATCCTTTACGACGATGCAGTTGAACAGTCCGCTGCGCATATCCCTTATCATTTCCTCAAAGCCCGGTCTTTCAAAGTTTGTGCCGGAATAGGAAATGTCAGCGTACTCTTTAAACACAACCATATCGTCATTCTCTGCCACAAACTTCCGCAGCAGTTCCATCTGTGTTTCAATCGTTGCCCGCTCCCTGTTGGCTTCTGTTTCCTCTGAAAGCCTTGCATATAAGCCGACCTTGTAGCAGGCTGATTTTACCGGATCAGGAGCCGCCACAGTCTGCTGTCCTAAATCATTGACATTGACAAAATCAATCTTCTTTGACTTCCTAGCCATGCTACACCGCCTCCTTCCACTCGAACCGAACCCTGCCATGTTCATCACAGACAACCTTGCAGCCTGCATGTTGCAGGTTGTTGAGGATTTCTTTATAGCAGTCCTCAAAGCTGAAAACCACTTCGATACTGTTCCTGTCTATTACCCGTACCCTGTCAATCAACTCCACAGCCACATTCCTTGTCAGCCTGTCGATGTTCTGATGTTCTGCAAAATAATCAAGCCATTTGTATTTATCTGTATTTGAAGCAAGTATATCCTTGATTTCCTGCTTCATCTTCCTTACGGATTCCTCTGCACTGTCCCGTTTCTGCGTATATGCCTCATGCAGCTCCATGTAGTCCTCTTTGGATACGATACCGTCTTTCATATCCTCATAGAGCATATTTCGGAGTTCTTTACACCGCTCAATCTCTGTTTCTTTCTGTTCAATGCGTTTTTCCAGTTCCCTGATGTCCAGTTCCTGAAAGGGGATTGTTGAAACCTTTTCCATGACCTGTTTCAAGTCGAGAATGTTGCTGATCTGAACCCTTAAAAGCTGCAAAACCGTTTCTTCCAGTCTGTCCACTGCGATACGGTGGCTGCTGCACTCCTTTGTCTCCTTGTTGCGGGAACACACATAATACTGGTATTTCTTCCCTCCGGCATAGGCGTTCTTCCTTACCATCACCGCACCGCAGTCGGCACAGACAATCAGCCCTGCAAGCGGATATACTTCTGTCTGCTTTGGCGAGATCCTTGTATCCATGCCGAGAAGCCGCTGCACAATGGAAAAATCCCTGTCTGAAATAATGGCTTCATGGTTTTTCTCTATCCTTACCCAGTCCTTTTCCGGCTTTAAAACAGTCTTTTTGACCTTATGGTTCGGTGTTGTCTGCCTGCCCTGTACCAGATTGCCGATGTAAAGTTCATTCTCCAATATCCGTCTGACCGTCACGGAACTCCACACCGCCTTGTCGCTGGTCTTGAAACTGGTCTGGTAATTGCTGCCTGTTGCGTTCTTATATTCCATAGGGGAAAGAACACCCATGTCATTCAGCCTGTTTGCAATGGCGTCCTGACTGAGTCCGTGCAGCTTCATTCTGAAAATATCCTTTACAATGCCTGCCGCAATCGGATCAATAATCAGGCTGTTCCTGTCATTTTCGCTTTTCTGATACCCATAAGGGGCAAAGGAACCGATAAATTCCCCGTTTTTCCGCTTTACTTCCAGATGGCTCCGTATCTTTACGGAAATATCACGGCAGTACGCATCATTGATTAAATTCTTGAAAGGGATAATGATTTCATCCGCCTGCTCTTTCCCGTTCAGACTGTCATAGTTGTCATTGATGGCAATAAAGCGAACCCCCAGTGCGGGGAACAGCCGCTCAATGTACCTGCCGGAATCAATGTATTCACGCCCGAAGCGGGAAAGGTCTTTCACAATGACGCAATCCACAATGCCCTTTTTGATGTCCTCAAGCATCAGTTTAAATGCAGGACGCTCAAAATTAGAGCCTGAATAACCGTCGTCAACACGTTCCGACACTACTTCAATATCTTCCTTGTCCTTCAGGAAATCACGGATAAGATTTTTCTGGTTTGAAATGCTGTTGCTCTCTGCTTTCGCAGCGCTGGAAACATCGCCATCTTCCTTAGATAACCTAACGTAGATGGCTGCATGGTAGATTTTCTTAATCTTGTTACTCATGTTACCACTCCTTTTGATTTTCTAAGTCAGAAAACCCGAAGGGAGTGCCTGTTTAGTCCCAAGTTAGAAATAATGAAATTTAGTCCTGACACTATTGTAGCACACCCTGCGGATCATTTCCACCAGATTCTGAAAAAATTTTTTATACGGACAAAAGCATATTTTCAAATGCCTCATTAAAAGATATGCCGCCTGTAAACCGTACTTTGACTTTCATGCCGCCGACACGCACCAGATAGGGATTGCCTACCTTTTTAAGATACTGCTGTTTCCTTTCTTCCAGCGGCAGTTTCCGGTCTATCTGAATCCCGCTTATATCTGTCATTTCTTCCAGCTCCACATCTGAAAAGTCCATATCAAGCATTTTTCTGTATTCTTCTGCCGTCATTGCATTACCTCCCAATAAAAAAACTGCCCTATGTTTCCGGCAGCTATGTATGCCGGACCGCTGATCCGGCTATGAAAGGTTTTATGAACATCTTATTCCCTGCTTGCTTCAAGCCTCTTTTGGAAATTCCTGTATATTTCTTTGTCTGCCCACGCTACATACTCCTTAATGTCAATCAGTCCTTTCAGATCATAGATTTGGGAACGCATGAACTGCTCTATCCGTTCAGCAGCGTTTTCCTCCTGACCTGTCAGTTTCGCAGCCAGCTTTTCCCTGATTTCCTCCTGTACAGCCTGCGGCATTGCAGGTATGTAGTAAGGCGGAATGTACGGCACATTTCTCTGCGTTACTGCATCTTCATATTGGTAGCTCTTTTCAAACTCAAGTAAAAATTTCCGTATCTGGACGCTGGCTTTTCCCCTGTTTTCCTCACTGACAAGCTCTGTCAGTCCGTCAAAGAACTGAACCAGTTCCAATTTTGTAAAGCCCATCTTTACA